TCTACCGTAATGTCACAAGCATTCGTGCCATCTACGTTTGCAACTTGGATCATGTTCACTTTTAGAACATCGTCACTTGATGCAGCGTTATTTAAAATCGTAGTCTGTGATGTTGATGTAAGAGCATACTGGTCTGTCTTACCCAGTATTGAGCTTACATTTACAATATTTGGTGCAGCCATATCCTAGCCTCCTTTACCCAAAAACAATAGCCATAGCTATGGCCTTACCTGTTCCAATTCCGGCACTACCGAAAGAAATAGTACCACTACCATTTGTAACTAACGCTTGCCCGTTTGTCCCATCTGAGGTTGGGAGAGTAAGAGCCGTTACAAAAGCCTGTAGGTTTGCGTCATATGCCAGAACATTTGACCCAATCGCAACTCCTAAATTTGTTCTTGATGTTCCTGCATTTGCAACATCTGATAAGTTATTCGCTGCAAGCAACGCTCCTGATAGAGGTAACGAAGCCCCTAAATCAACAACCGCTGCACCCGATCCTGCACCGTCACAGTAAAGTATGGCTGATGCGCCGTTTGCAACCGTTACATTTGCACCCGATCCCTGTGAGAATATAGCAGACTGACCTGAGTTATTTTTAACAAAGTACATACGTTTTGCGTCATTGGGAGCTACCGTTATGGTATTTGTCCCAGATGGTGAACCGCCTAAAAGCAAAACATGATACTGTCCATCTGACGCAGATCCATCTGAGGTGGTCAGTGTATGCGTTGTTCCTGAGAGTGTAATGTCTCCAACACCCGCCGCAATACGGTCAATGATATCGAAGTTTGTATTGGTTGACGTACCCCACGTTCCAGATTCGTCACCCGTGGCAATCTTCTTGATGCCGCTGTTTGTTGTATAGGTTGCCATATTTCCTTACCTTTACGCTGCTTCGCCTATCGTTGTCCAAGTTGTCCCTGGATTTGGTGTTTCTTCTGTCCATGTACTGCCTGGATTCGGACCGACATTTGACCAAGAAGTACCTGGTGCAGGAACTATTGTTTCGTAAACTACCACAGAACCTACTAATGCGCTAGTGCTAACACCCGTAACTTCTGCTTTACTAATCGTAGCCACCGTCACTGTACCTACAGAACCTGTTGCAATCAAGTTATCTGATGACAACGGAACAACCTGTGATGTTAATACCGTAACAGGGCCAACTGTTCCTGTTGCCGCAATACCCGTCACCGCAACATTTGGTGCCGTACCAATTATAGTTGGTTCAGTTACACCGCCCGTAGCTGCAATGCCTGTGGGCGTTACATCAATTCCTGCACCTTCGCTAATTGTGACAGAGCCAACACCGCCCGTAGCTGCTAGACCTACAGGTGGAACGTTAACACCAATAATAATACTTGTACCTGTTCCAACAGTCGCTGTTACAGATAGTCCTGTCACGACAACATCAACGCCACCACCTTGAACCACTGTGGCAGTGCCTACAAAACCTTGCCCCTGTAATCCTGTAAGTGGAACATTCTGTTCTGTCACAAGAGTGACTTGTCCAACACCTCCTGTAGCCGCAAGACCAACAGGATTGACAGTGTTATTACCTTGTACAGTTACGCTACCAACACTTGCGGTAGCACTTAGACCCGTAACAGATGTAGATATATCTTCTCGAACAACAGCGGTGCCAACCTGACCTTGCATTGCAGCAACGGTAGATTTCTCACCACCCCAAGAAGTTTCACCCCAAGTTAACTCACCCCAACCATTAAGAGTGTGACCAACACGAACAGGGACCGCTTCATTCCAAGCGCCCTCGCCCCATGTTCCACGGCCCCAACCTGTGATGTTTGTCACGGGAAGACTGCCTTATGCTATACGGATAATCGCGCTACTTGCGTCAGCCGTTGGAAAAACAATCTGAAAGTCGCCAGATGTAGAAGACTTGTTAGAGCCAAAGTCTAATACGACAACGGTATCAGTGGTTCCTGATCCTGCGGCTGTAGTTGTGTTGTATATCAACGCACCACGAGCGGTAATTGTTGCAGAAGTATATGTCTTATCTGCAAAATCCGTAAGAGCAGTCGTTCCAGAAGTTGTTGGCGTTACGTTTGTCAACGCTCCACCACCCGCTGTATATGAGCCAGAGTTGCTTACCTCATTGGATGAAGTATATGCTGTTGTAGCAGCAGTAAACGTAGCATTGTTATCATACAGAGCTAGTTTAAAGGTGTCGCCACTTGAGTTTGTAAAATTATGACTACCTACAAGCAATTGTTGCTTAAAAGAAGTACACATAAAGTTTCCAGAAAAGGCCATGTCAAAGTCTCCTTATAAGTTCAGCCAGTTGGGGATGACCCGCATCTTTAATTGCATTGTGCACTGTTGTGCGGTCACTACGAATAGCCTGTCTCATGTAATATGCAACAAGCTTCTCAACATGCTTTGAGAAAGCATGAGCTTGATCTCTGATACCTGGATGGGCATTTTCAGAAACCGAAATAATCTTTTCTACACATTGTTCTGCCAGTTCTTCAGGAGTAAATCCCCTGTTCTCTGTAGTTCTAACGCCTACAATCTGTTCATTCTGTGGTACACTTACATCTATTTTAAACATTATTGGTTAGCCCTTATAACTTTCCCAGTACGGTATTCATCTGTAACCTCTTTGTTTTCTCCCATCATTTTGAGAGGAAGTAAACTTTCTTGAAATCTTTTATCATAATAACCCATCATGTCTTGCTCACCTTTCATGTAAAGATAAGCCTCTACCAAAGCTCCGTATAAAAGTGTAAGTTCGGCGTTATCACTTAGCCATGTAGTGCCACTGCCAGATCCGGCAGTCAGACTTGCAGGACGATAAAAGTAATGAAGTTCTGCGGTAAAGGTGGTGTTAGGAGTTGGAGCCAGTATAAAGTTATCTACGTCAAAAACAGCATAATATCTTGGTGATCCTGTAGTTGTGGCATCTGGAGTATAAGTCTGTATAAAGCTAGGATCTTTAAAATCTATAAAAAACTTGTCTCCATCTGTCCCTGCAAGGCTTAGAGAGAAGGGTGCCAAAAAATCTCCAGGACACGCTAAAAACTTATTACTAGCTGTGCATGACGCTGTTGCATTTTTACGAAACAAACTTAATTGCACGTTTTTCAAAATACGCTCTTCAGATAATCTTATAAACGTAGAAAGATTATTGACAAAAGTTGTTTCGTCATTTTCCGTGTAATCTTGAATAGCTGTTTTAAGTTGATCGTATGTAAAGCTCATGTCATCACACTATTGTTATGTTTCCTACCATAGCACTATGATTAGTGCATTGATATACTAGAGAAGTATCACTGGGTTCATGCGGCACAATAAATTGGGTTAATCCTGTGGTTGAATTATAATTATCAGTTACACCTGTCGTAAAAGCAGAGCCACCATCAGACGTTCTTATCTGCAAGGGGTGACTACCTACATTAGCGGTATTGTCTATAAGATAAGTATGACCTTTGTAAAAAGTAAAGTTTGGGTTATTACCTGCCGTAGCACCGGGACCTGTAAAGGTATATGCAGATGAACCGCTTGTGCCTGCGGTGTATTTAGTTACAGGGCCAGTTGTCTCATCATTCAAACGAATCCACGCTCCACCATGTGCAAAATATAATCCTCCAGTTGCATGAACATGGGCCACAGCCCCATGATATGTAGAGGCACTTGGAAGATCGCTTAAACCCGCGTAATAAAACACAATCTTGTTTGCACCTGAACTTACATTCAATAAACCATTTGAATCAATTATATCGGTAAGAGCGGTTCCATTACCTAAAGCAGCATACACCTCATTAAAGTTATCGTTTATTTTATCCGCACCCGCACGTAAGGTGTCTCCTGATCCGTCGTTTGCAGATGATCCAATTCCTACTGTTTGCTTTGCCATTTTCTATCCCTCATCAAAGGTGTCTGTTGTTGAATCTAAAGTTACCGACGTACTATCGAATCTTGGTGCAAATAATAAGGACCCAACTTGACCTGTTGCAGAAAGCCCTGTCACGGTAATTTGATTCTCATTTACTAATACTTGTCCAACCTGACCTTCTAAAGCAGTAGTTGTTTCAATTTTACTAGGTAATTCAGCCACCCCGGAAGTAGACCAGTTTCCGTTTCCAAGATAAGTAATACCGTTTGTGGTCTTTACTTCAAAAGTTTGAACGGGGTCTACTTGATTTGGTCTTGCATCCCGCAAAGCCTGAGCGTCAATAACCTTTCTAAAAGGACCTAGTTGTGGCTGCTTTGCCTCAAACTCGTCTCTCCCAACTAATAGCCCATTCCACTCACGACGCATATCTTTGTATCGATACCGAAAACCAGATCGATCTGATATAGCGTAAGCGTTTTTTCCAGAAGCAAACTTTGACATTAATTTGTCCTAAAATATTGGAACTGGGGCACAACATTGAAAGAAGCTCTGTCACGATCTTCGGTCATAG